GTATCCAGAGTATTGCCCTACTCATGCAGATGATTTTGTTGTGGGCGATCTTCGTTTGCAAAGTGTCTGTGATCAGGTTTTTGACAGAAAGTTTGATGAAGTGTATCAACTAGCCGCTGACATGGGTGGTGCTGGATACATTTTCACTGGAGAGAATGATGCAAATGTCATGCACAATTCTGCACTGATCAATATTAATGTTGCCGAACGATGTCTGACTTGTGGAGTAGGAAAGGTTTTCTATTCTTCATCCGCGTGTATGTACCCTGCATACAACCAAGAAGATCCAGACAATCCAAAGTGTTCTGAAGATTCTGCTTATCCTGCTGCTCCGGACAGCGAATATGGGTGGGAAAAACTTTTCAGTGAACGCCTGTTCCTTGCGTTTGCCCGTAATCATGGCATTTCTGTCCGTGTGGCACGCTTTCACAATATTTTTGGTCCAGAGGGATCGTGGAACAATGGAAAGGAAAAGGCACCTGCTGCTATTTGTAGAAAAGTTGCCGAAGCCAAAGACGGTACACATATAGAGATTTGGGGAGACGGAAAGCAGACTCGCTCTTTCATGTATGTGGATGAATGTGTTGAAGCGGTTCTCCGATTTATGAAGTCAGATTTCAGCGGACCAGTAAATATCGGATCGGAGGAGATGATATCCATCAATGATCTGGCTAGCATGGTGATCGGAATCTCTGGCAAGAAATTGACTATCAAGAATATTGATGGTCCAGTTGGAGTTCGCGGAAGAAATTCCGACAACAAGTTGTTCAGAGAGAAGATTGGATGGGAATCATCGGAAACTCTGTACAGCGGAATTTCTAAAACATATGCGTGGATTGATAATCAAGTAAAACAATCATCGACAACAGATAAGTAATTTTTTACCATGAACATATTCATATTGGCATCACACTATTCGGAAAACTTGACATGGTTGATCAATCAGAATCAATATGATTTCGTGGTCTACTCCAAGAATGAAGCAGAGGTTTCCAAGTATGGTATATCTCCTGAGCGAGTGGTTCTTCTGCCCAACAAAGGAAAGGAAACCTCTTCGTATCTGAAGTTCATCATTGACCGATACGATTCTCTTCCAGACCATGTGGCTTTTTGTCATGGGCATGATACTGCTTGGCATCAGGACAGAACTATTCTTGCGGCACTGAAGAATTATCATGGGCAAGAGTTTTATACCCTGAACAATCCGTACTATCGTAATCTGTTGTTTGAAGGATGCCCAGAACAGATTGTTTGGGATCATATGAAACTGGCGTGGCACTGCATTGGTTTGCCGTTCCCGTCTAAACTTGAACACACCATGTCCGCGCAGTTTGTGGTTCCCCGAGAGTCCATCTTGAGAAATCCCCTGTCGTTCTATCAGAAGTGTTACGATTGGATCATGGATCAGAGTGAACTGAATGATTCGCGCTTGGGCATCATGTTTGAGCAGTTGTGGTACTACTTCTTGACGCACAAAACCGTGGAGCCACGACTATGTTCTCGTACAATTGTAGAGGATCGTGGGATAGTCTGCAATGTATGATTACCTGATTGTTGGTTCGGGACTGTTTGGCGCAATATTTGCGCGGCAGATGACCGATGCGGGTGCGCGTTGTCTTGTTGTGGACAAGCGAAATCACATTGGTGGGAACTGCTACACCCGCGATGAAGGCGGCATTCATGTTCACGAATACGGACCACACATATTCCATACGAGCAGCGACCGCGTATGGGAATACATGAACAGGTGGACGCGATTCAACCATTTTGTGTACCGCCCCCGCGTCATTCACGGAGGCAATCTGTATTCGTTCCCCATCAATCTGTTCACTCTGTATCAGTTGTGGGGAGTAAAGACTCCACAAGAAGCGCAGGAAAAACTCGCGCAAGTGCGGATTCATATTCCGTATCCATCCAATCTTGAGGAGTGGGTGTTGTGTCAGGTGGGAGAAGAGATTTACGAGAAGTTTGTGAAGGGCTATACCACGAAGCAATGGAACCGTGATCCAAAGGATCTGCCTGCGTCAATCATCAAGCGGCTTCCCATTCGGCTTACATACGATGACAACTACTTTGAAGACAAGTATCAAGGCATTCCTGTTGATGGGTACACGCCAATCTTTGAAAAACTCTTGAGTGGCATTCCCGTTGAGACAGGAGTTGATTTTCTCAAGGATCGTGATCGTCTTGAACGCATGGCTCGAAAGTTTGTGTACACGGGAGCAATAGATGAATTTTTTGGTTCCGATCTTGGCAGTCTTGAGTGGAGAAGTCTGCGGTTTGAACATCAGACACTACAGATTCCCGACTATCAGGGAGTTGCAGCAGTAAACTATACTGATGCAGAAATTCCGTATACCCGCATAGTGGAACACAAGCACTTTACATTTGGAAAACAGGATCACACAGTCATTACCCGTGAGTATCCACAGAACTGGGACACTACAAAAGAGAAGTTCTATCCCGTGACAGACGATAGAAATAACGAACTGTATATTCGGTATAGAAACAGGATCAACACCGACAGATACATATTCGGTGGTCGCTTGGCAGACTACAAATACTACGATATGCACCAAGTGGTGGGGTCTGCCCTGACACGCAGCGAAAAGGAAATTGTGAAATGAAAGCACTTGTAACAGGTGGAGCGGGCTTCATTGGATCGAATCTTGTAGATCGTTTGGTAGCAGACGGACACGATGTCACCGTGATCGACAACGAATCATCGGATGCACACGATCAGTTCTATTGGAATCCTGCTGCTAAGAACTACAAATATGACATCAATGACTACACGATGGTTCGCAAACTGTACGAAGGTGTGGACACGGTTTTCCACCTTGCAGCGGAAGCACGGATTCAGCCGTGCATTGAAGATCCGCTCAAGGCGGTGGAAGCCAATATGCTTGGCACAGCCAGCGTGTTGCAGTGCGCTCGGGTGTGCGGTGTCAAGCGGGTGATCTATTCGTCAACATCATCTGCATACGGTCTGAAGAACACGCCTCCGCTTGTAGAAACCATGCCCAACGATTGTCTGAACCCGTATTCGGTTTCAAAGACTGGCGGCGAAGAGTTGTGCAAGATGTACTCTAAACTGTACGGATTGGAGACAATCATTTTCCGCTATTTCAATGTGTACGGAGAGCGTCAGCCGCTTCGGGGGCAATACGCACCCGTGATCGGAATCTTCCTGCGTCAGCGGGCTGCGGGTGAACCAATGACCATCGTTGGCGACGGAGAACAGCGACGGGACTTCACCCATGTGAGTGATGTGGTGGAAGCGAATATCAAGGCATCGCAGTTCGTGGCTCCAGAATATTTGGTTGAGAATGATATTGTGTATCGTGTTTGGGAGTGGGGTCAGATATACAATATCGGTACAGGAACCAATCATTCGGTCAATCAAATAGCCGCTCTCATGGGTGGGGAAACCGTGAATATTGCTCCTCGTCCAGGCGAATCCCGAATTACTCTTGCAAACTCAAACAAGGCAAAGCGACATCTTGGATGGACTCCGAAAGTTCGTCTTGAAGACTGGATTGCGGCGCATAAATAACCGTACAAGGAGAACCGTGAATGTCTACAGTATGCCTCTCAATGATCGTCAAGAACGAAACGCACATTATCCACGAGTGCTTGGATTCCATCCACAAGTACATTGACTATTGGGTGATTGTGGACACTGGTTCCACAGACGGAACACAGGAACTCATCAAGAATTACTTTGCCGAGAAGGGAATTCCCGGTGAACTGATTGAGAAGCCTTGGGTCAGTTTCGGTCACAACCGCACCGAAGCCCTAGCCTTATGTGATGGCAAGGCAGACTACGCATGGATGATTGACGCAGACGACAAGATTGTTGGAGACTTCAAGTTCCCCAACGGCAAGAACATGACTGCTGACGGTTACGCCCTGAAGTGTGGACGCGACCAGTGCATTTGGTGGCGAAACCAAATCTTCAAGACTGGTATTGGTTGGAAGTATATTGGCGTTCTCCACGAGTACGCACACTGCGACAAGCAGCCTCT